CCACTTAAAATTCTAGCGAACTCTTGGTTTGGTTCTTATGGTGCACCTTATATTTTTAATTGGGGTGATACTGACTCGGCTGAAGAAACTACATGTAGAGGTAGACAATACTTAAGATTGATGGTAAAGCATTTTACCGAAAAATATGGTTTTAGAGCACTAGTATTAGATACGGATGGTTGTAACTTTGCTGGTCCTGAAAATATAGAATCTTTTTCATACCTTGCCAAAGGTTCGCATTGGAAAACCACTGACGATGCTGGAAAAACTCTTTACGGGATTGACGCTGTGTTGGCAGAATTCAACGAGACTTTTATGATTGGTCGTATGGGGTTGGATTTAGATGATGTTTGTAGTTCTACAATTAATTTTGCTAGAAAAAACTACGCTAACGATATTGGTGGAAAGATTAAGTTGGTTGGGAACTCAATCAAATCTAAAAAAATGCCAGTTTATATTGAAGAATTTTTAAATAAAGGTATTCGTATGTTGTTGGATGGTGACGGTTACTCATTTATAAATCATTATTATGAATACGTTGATAAGATATACAATTACAAAATACCTCTTATTAAAATGGCTTCTAAATCTAAGGTAAAAATAACTATTGCAGATTACAAGAAAAAAGCTAAGATGAAAAACAAAGCTGGTAACCCTTTACCAAAACAAGCTCACATGGAATTAGCTATGTTAAACAAATTGGATGTTACTTTGGGTGACGTTTTGTATTACATTAACGTAGGTACTTCTAAATCTCAAGGTGATTTACAAACAGTTTGGGAAAATAGAATGACCAAAAGACAACTTGAGAAATGGTATGTTAACAACGGTCAAGAATCAATACCACCAGAAGCTAAGAGCAAATTAAACATAAATTGTAAGCTTATAATGCCAGACACCATTGAAAGGGATTTTGATGCAATTAAGGAGCTTGAAATGCTTAAAAAAGCTATCGATAAGGTAAGAGAAGAAGGTGGTGATATTAGTGAATTTACTAGTAGGATAAATGTATTAGAAGAGACTTTATTTACTGAGGAATATAACGTTGCAAAATACTTAGAATCATTTAACAAAAAAGTTAAACCTTTGTTAGTTTGTTTTGACCCAGAAGTTAGGGATAAAGTACTTTTGAGTATTATTAAATTTAAAGATAAAGAAACCAAAAAAACATTTGAAGTTCTTAAAGAAAAAACTATCTTTACTAAATCACAATGCAGTTTGATTTCGGGTATACCATTTAAAAATGGTGACCAAGATTCTTATGAAGAACTAATGACTATGGAAGATAAAGAAATTAGATTCTGGCAAAGTGTAAATAAACCCCCTAACAACATGGAACTTGATGAATGGGAAAGAATCAGAATTGATTATAATGAAAGGATGATAATTTCAAAACAAGAGGGTATTGTTGACGAAAAAAATAAGTTAGATAACGTATTCAAACATTTAGAAGTAGAAGATTTAAAAAATGTTCGAAAAAATGGTGAGTTACCTATTGAAGTATTTATCTTATGTGATATTGGTGAAAATGGAATGTTAGTTTCTAGAAAATGGGAAGAATCTCTATGTCATGTACGCGAAATATTCAAATATAAAAATGAAGCAATAGAACGAGATAAGTTTTATTCTCTTAAGCGATATTCTGATTCTGATAATCGTTATGAATTATGGCTTGATTATTTAGAAGAATATAGAATTATGAGTGGTGAAACTATTAATATCATTACAGATGAAGTTGAAATCGATGATTTTGAATTGATGGGTAAATTAAAAGAGAAAGCAGATTCGGTTGTTATCAACAAACCAACCGTGGAAAAGAAAAAACGTGTTTATTCTGAAAATGAAGATGAAGATGATGGAATAGAAGAGGATGAAGAAGGTAACGTCATTAGGAAAGATGAAGAATTGTTGTTAGATGATGAGTTTGATGACACAATTAGTGAGATACCAGATGGTTATGTTGTTGATGAACCTAAATCACCAGAAATAATACCAGTTATTGATAAACCAGAAGATAATTGGGGTTTCTAAAAATAATAAAGGGGCTCTCGCCCCTTTTTTTATTAATATACCCAGAAACCTAGTGGTCTGTATTTCATTGCTTTATTTAAGAATTCAGCTTCGTTGGCACCTCTCTCTAATTGTTTGGTACTTGACAACCTTTCAAGTCTAGTGTCAAGTCTTTCTAACACAGCTTTTCTCTCTTCATTACCCTCTGAGATAAGTGTTTCGTAATCCATAGTTCTTTCAGCTTCTGGAGGTCCAACAATACCACCAAATTTACCTCTTGTTCTACCTAACGCTCTTTTTGCTTCAGCTATAAATAATTGACGGATAAGCGTTTTCGTTGGTTCGTTAAAATCAGCATAATCTAATTTAGCTAACGGAACTTGGTTTGGCATTTTTATAATATCAGGGTTATCTTCTTTGCATTGGTCTAAATTTTCTGGTGTTGTATCATAATAATGATACCATACGTGACAACCAGTCATGTTAATTGAACTTCCAACACCACCAATACCTTGACCAAAAGATAATTTAGAACCTGGTGTGCTCATTAAATGCAACAACTTTGTTCCATTTGGACCAGCTGTAATCTTATAAACTAATTCACTTCTAACAATTCTATTTTTTAAATTCATATCAGCAGCGGTAAGTAATATATCAAATGCTGGTGCTATATAATAACCCATTCTACCATTAGGACCACCAGTACCAGCGCCACCACCTACTTGTGAGAAACCACCACCAAAACCATAATCAATACCACCATAATTTGCCAATAAAGCTTGACTAGTTGCTGGAGGTGTAATCCAAAGAACTTCATTGACTTCACGACCTGCTGGTATTTGATAAACTTGACGACCAGATTCTAATTCAACGTAGTCTTTTTTAAGTTCCCACGGACCGTTTGTTTGTAAACCAACTTGTTTTGAATAAGCGTAAGTGTATTGTGTCATAAAATCAAAATTTCTAACACTCAACGCAAATGCCATATCTATCGTATCTATGTTTTGACCAATAATAGATTGCCATTGGTGTTCTACTAACCACTCTTGTACATATTGCGCGTAATCTTCTATAGATATTTCCAACAAAGTACATAGTTGTTCGTCAGTCAATTCTATTTGACGAATTGGGGCACCGACAGAATGTCTAAATTGTCTGAATATTTTTTCTTTTTCTGCTAAACTAACACTCATAATTTTTCTTTTCTTATAAATATAAGAAAAAATCAATTTAACCTAAAAACTTCTTAGTCAATTCAACAGCCTCAGTGATGGTTTTAAAACTAATATTAGGAAGAAATAATTGTTTTTCAATTCTAACAATCGGTACCTCTTCTGCATTAGAAGCTTCAATTATTTTATTAAACTCTTCTTGATTTTCAGGTAAATCAATGTCAACATTTCTAAATTGAATGTTTTCATTGGTCAATTTTTCTTTTAACTCTAAACAATAAGGACAGTCACTCATTGTGTAAATTGTTACTTTATTCATATAATTTTTCTATTAATAATTCTGTTATTTCTTCTTCTGTTAATTGTTTTTCACCTAATATTGTGTTTATAACATCTTTTTTATTTTTAAGCATATCCCACATTCTAGTTGATATTGTATCGTCAAATAACTGATAGTAAACATTAACATCATTTTTTTGTCCAATACGAAAAGCTCGGTCTTCAGCTTGTTCGTTATTACCTGTAACCCAATCAAATGAGTTAAAAATAACAACAGTACCTTCTGTAAGTGTGATACCAACACCAGCTGATTTTATATTACCAACAAACACTTTGATTTTATCGTTGTTTTGAAAGGAATCTACTGACTTTTGTTTCATTGTGTTAGTCATTGGTCCGTTGTGTTTAACAGCTGATTTACCAAAATGTTCTGAAATAGTATTTAATTCTTCAGTAAAACTAGTAAAAACAATAACCTTACGACCCATTTCTACCGCATTTTCAACCATTTCTATTGTATAAGGTATGGCTTGTTTAGCTATAAATTGTCTAAGTAAAATCAACTCAACTAAGTCTTTTTGGTCCTCTTTAACACGTTTGCCAAGAGCTTTTTTTGCTAATATGTATTCTTCCCATAAATATTCATATTCTGCTTTTTGTTTATTGTCTAACACATGGTGCATTGGGGTAATAACCTTGTCTGGCATATCTAAAACATCTACTTTAAGTCTTCTCAATACAATATTTTTTGTTTTAGATGCCAACTCTTCTAGATTGCTAGCACCGTCTGTAAGCCATATTTGTCTTTTCTGACCATTTTTAAGCGTTCTAAAGAACTTTCTACCTTCACAATATCTTGTGGCATAGTGTTGCCAATTTTGTGCTATAGGAGACTTAATAATCTTTAATAGATTAAAGAAATCCATTGGTCTGTTGGCGACTGGAGTTCCTGTAAGTAACCAAACTTTGGTTATGTTATATTTAACAGATAGCTCAACCATGATTTTACCTCTGATACTATCATTATTTTTAAGATAGTGAGCCTCATCAATTATACATAAATCAAAACCAGCTTCTGCTAAGTGTCTATGAATTGTTGGTGTTTCATTTTCTTTACCTTTTTTAACAAGTGTGTGAAAATTTTTAAGAATATCAAAATTAATAATGGTAAATTTAGCATCAGAGAATTTTTTACCATCAATTATTGTGGTATCATTACAAAAAACATTTATTTCTCTCTCCCAATTTATTTTGGTTGAAGATGGGCAAACTACTAGAATCTTTTTTGCCCCACTTTCAATGGCAGCGATAATCGATTGTGTTGTGTTATGAGTTACAATACCATGTTCAACAACATATAATTTATCTGGCGCATCTACAGCAATACAAACTGAATCATCTTCACCTTCTAGTTGTATATCTTTAATGTAACGACCTACCTTATATTTTTCTGGTAGATAATATATATTTGATTTTCTTTTTAATCTGAATGGATTAAATTGTTCTGGCATTTTAATATTTAATCTATAGGCACGTTTACAAATAACTTTTGTTCCATCTTCTTTTTTATACGAACCAATTTTACTTTTCTTTCTAACAATACCGCCCAAAGAATGTACAATCTCTGCAACATCATCAGCTAATCTTTCAGATACA